AGTCACACGTACACGCCTATCATATGGATGATGCTGGAAATGTGACGTATTACACAAAGGTGCGTTAGATTGCGTGTGTCACAAAAAAGTCGCGAGAGACGCGGTTGTCAAAAAAATCTTAAAAGAGACGGTCGATAGCGGGTCGACCGCGACTCACTCGCGACTTGCTCCCACGATGGCCGCGGTCCCCGTATGGCGCGCGGTGGCGGCGTGTCTTAACCATACACACTCTCAACACGTACACAACTTTACACCCCGCGCCTCGTATATACAAATATAACCAATAAGTCAAATAACGTTTCAACAGTTTGAACGTAATAAGGAAATTTCAAATTCCAAAATAACCCTTTTGCATCAAAAATCCGAGATTTCAAATTTTAACCTCTACAAAATTTTTTGGAAACCCAATTGTATATACAGAATGTCCTTACCACATTTACCGGTTATGAAGAAACTTATCAAAAAATTAATATGTAAAATTTTTGGTCACAAGTACGTGTACAACTTTGGTTGGGCTCCAAATCGTTGTAAATGTTCACGTTGTGGTGCAAAATGGAAAACAATCAAAAATCCAAATTATATCCCAGGTAAATCTAGCCCGTTAGATGAAGATTTAGAAATTTGGGTTGAAGATCATTCAATTACAGTAACATATACCCCATCTAAAAATGAAGATGAAAAGTATAAAGATGTTATTGATGGGTTAGCAGAAAATATTAAAAAAGCAATTAATGAAGAAATTGTAAAACAAATAATAAACCAATTAGAAGAAGATGGAAAATCTAACAGGTAAGAGTACATTAGAATTTTACGAGATGAGCGATCGACAAGTGCGAGATAGCGTTAGAACAGCTCAAGCGTACGATTTTGTCGGAGTCGACAATAATGCGTGGAATGTGCGCTATTTTAAAAGAAAGTATGGTTCTAAAAAATCACCACTTTCTACGGGTCACATTTATGTTTTACAAAATACGTCGGTACCCGGTATTTTTAAAATTGGATTTACTGAACGTTCGGTTGTTGACCGTTTAAATGAAATCAATAAGGCAACCGGTGTTATTACACCTTGGCAAGTACGCGATTTTTGGTTTACCCAGGAACCTTATTTAGCAGAACAAGAAATTCACGATTTACTTTCCGATTATAGAGTGGAAAATAATCGCGAGGGGTTTGCGGTAAATTTTAATGTTGCGCGTGACGTGATTTTTAAAGTTTTAGGCATACCTAACGAGGATCTCACGTAAATTATCAATTTATATATTTATTATTAAACATAAAAATTTTAATATGGCAACATATCTATTTAAAGATGCTAATAAAGCAGCTTTTGTTAACGGTGTAAACAATTTATTTAAAGATAATGGTTTGGATCGTGAGATTTCTTCAACCGATTTACTGGATGCTTTACCCGGTAAAGCCGAATTCACATTTTTTATTACTGATGATCCACAAGAGGATGATATTTTAAAGAATGCTGAAAAAACAAAATATTTTTCATTTCCATTTCGTGCAATCGATTTACAAGAAATGATTAAGGAATCTAAAAAATTTAAAAAGAAATCCAAAAAATAATTTGGCGTTAAAAGTGTCTCACGTATATTCAAACGTCGGGATGGTTTGAAACCCAAACGATTGGAAAATGAGCGCGAAATGTGCAAACGTTTGCAAACGTCGACCAAACATTAAATAAATAGCGTATATACGTATAAATGTATTAGAATATGAGATATAAGGATCAAGTCTTAAATAAAATAAATCAATTAGAAAATCTAAACCGTACATTGGATTTTCAACTTTCACGAGGTGAAGGTTTTAATGAATTGATGCAAACATTAAGTGATATGAAAGAAAAAATTGAGGATTTACGCTCAACTGTTTCTTTAGAACACGACGAGTTTTCCACGTACGTTTAAAATAAAAAATAGGTTATGTTAAATGAAGAACAATTGCTAGAAAACTGGCAACAATTTTTAGGTTATATTGAACAATATATTACTGGTGATCGCCAAAAACGGTTAATTGATTTTTATAATAAGTATGAAGAACGCTTTATATTATTACCTGCATCACATAAACCGCAATATCACAATTGTTTCCCTGGAGGATATGTTGAGCATGTTAATCGTGTGGTATCAGCTAGTTTGGAGATAGATTCAATTTGGAGGAAATTTGATGTTAAGCCTACATATACTACTGAAGAGGTAGTATTTTCTGCTTTGAATCATGATTTAGGTAAATTTGGTACATTGGAACATGAAGCTGTTTTACCTAATCCGTCTGAATGGCATGTTAAAAATAGAGGAGAAATTTATACCTTTAATACCCAAATGGATTACATGACTGTTCCAGATCGTGGTTTATGGTTATTATCTCAAATTGGTGTTGAAGTTTCTAAAAATGAATGGTTAGCTATTAAATTACATGATGGTTTATATGATGACGCAAATAAACCTTATTTAATGTCATGGTCTCCAGAAACTAAATTACGTACATCATTACCGTTTATTATCCATCAGGCTGATTTATTGGCTGCTCGCATTGAATTCGAACGCGAATGGTTAGATAAATTAAATGGAACTCCGGTTGAACAACCAAAACAAACGGTTTCTCAACCAAATAAAAAACCAATTCAAATAACAGTTCCAGAAAATTCAAATTTAAAAGATATTATGAATACATTTTTTGATTAATATGGAAATTATATTATATACTTTAATTACATTAATTATAGCCGTATCATATGCGTGCTATAATTTATTTTCAAAAACAGAACAATTAGAAAAAATTGTTGACCAACAAAATCAATACATTACTAATATTTCTGAACTTATAGAATTATCAAATAAAAAAATAGGGGAGTCTGAAGTTGCGCAAGCATTTAAAGCAGATGATGATATTGGTTTTTTCTTTGAGACATTACAAGAAATTCAAACTCAATTGAATTCTTTCAAAACTCGAAATAATTAATATGGATTTAATATCCCCTCCAGAAGAAGAGATACTTTTAACTAAAAAAGGAACAATACGTAAACGTAAACCTAAAAAATCAATTCTATATTTTACTTCAGATACAGAAGAAGCCATTATAGAATATTTAGCCTCTAAAAATCAAGACGAACGTAATCATATTTTTGATCAACGTATTGATTATGCTTTTCATAAATTAGCAGAAAATATAATCCACACATTTAAGTTTTATTATACTGATGTTGATACTATAAATGAGTTAAAACATGAAGTAGTAGCTTTTCTTTTAGAGAAACTTCATTTATATGATCAATCTAAAGGTAAAGCTTATTCTTATTTTGGAACTATTGCTAAACGTTATTTAATTATTTATAATGAAAAAAATTATAAAAAAATTAAAGGTAAAGGTACGTTAGAAGAAGTTGATGAGGATAAAATTATAGTTGAAGATTTAGTTCGTGAATCTAATAATGATGCCGATTTAAATGATTTTATTTCGTATTTTGTTCGTTATATGGATACTTATCTTGAAAAGTATTTTCCACGAACTCAAGATCAAAGAACAGCAGATGTAATTTTAGAGTTATTTCGTAAACGTGAAAATTTAGAAATATTTAATAAAAAAGCAATTTACATTTATATTCGTGAAATGATAGATGTTGATACTTTTCAAATTACTAAAGTAATAAAAATACTAAAGAAGGTATATTATAATCTATATAATGAATATTACGAAACAGGGTTTGTAAAAATCTAAAAAAATATATTTATAATAAAATAAATATTATGGATTTTGAACAAAAAATATTCGGAAATAAATCTTTTTCCGATCTTTTAAAAAATATATACGATAATTCTCGAGAAAAAGAAAAACAAATAAAAGATTTAATTACAAGTCTTAAACCTTTAGTAGCTGACACACAGTCGGCTTTAATGGTTGTTCCATTAATTAAAGAATATCTTGATGTTTCTGTTAAAAATGATGACTCATTAATTAAAATGGCTGGTATTGTACAACGTGCTATGGCTAATTCAGGGGGAAATGGAGATGATTCTTTTTTAAGTGATGCTGAGTTAGAACAATTAAGAGGTGAAGTGCAAAAAATTGGTGATGATATAAATAAACCAATAGAAAATAAAATCAATGAGGACAGCAAGAGCTAGTATTGGAGGTGCTTTAAGTAATCAATTAGGAGGTACTTCACTTCCTAGTAATTCACCATATTCAATTGGTAAGGTTTTTGCTGTTATTATGGATGAATACACGCCAAGTAATGAAGTATTTCAAAAATATGGAGGATGGGAAGGATTAGGTACTGTTTTTTATTTGGATTATCCTGAATATAAAGATGTGTCTAATGTTAGATTAGCAGATTGTAAGATAGCTAAAAATTTATATCCTAACCAAAAATTCTTTCCATTACGTGAAGAACTTATTATTTTATTTGATGCTCCTGCAAAAGAAACTCAAGATAATAAATATAAAGTTTCAAAATATTATTTAAGTGTATTAAATATTTGGAATAATTCTCATCATAATTCTAATCCAGCACGAAGTACTACTGATATAAAATTAGGAGATAACTTTGAAGAAAATCCAAATGTAAACTCATTATTACCTTTTGAAGGTGATTCTATATTTGAAGGTCGTAATGGTAATTCTTTAAGATTTTCTCGTACTACAAAATATAATCAAAGTGAAAACTGGTGGAGTGCACTTGGAAGTAATCTTGATCCTATTATTATATTAAGTAATGGACATGCTAATAATCCTGACTCATTAAAACCATATGTTGAAAATCCTAATTTTGATCAATCATCATTAATATTAACATCATTTCAACGGGTTCCTTTAAGTGTTAGAAATTTAAAAAAGAATAAAATATTTAATCCTATTCATCCTGAATTGTATAATAAATCTCAAGCTGTATTATCTGGAGATAGGATAGTATTAAATGCAAAAAATGATGAAATATTATTATATGCTGATGGTATAGGATTATCATCCACAAATACAATATATCTTAATTCTACTAAAGATGTAGTAATCGAAGCTCCTAAAATTATATTAGGATTAAACATTAGTGGAGGAGCTGCAGTTGAACCTTTATTAAAAGGTAATGAAACAGTAAAATTATTATCACATATAATTAAAGAATTAAAAAACTTATCCACAGCATTATCATCAGTAGTATCAACCCCTCCAGGAACGCCATTAATATCAGTCAATAAAGCTGGGTTATCTTTAATAACATCGTTAAATTATATAACTGCAGAAACTCAGGATTTACAAACTTTATTATCTTCTAAATCCTATACTATATGATACTTGATAAACTAACCCCTAAAAAAGAAGATATTAAAGGATTAGCTAATGGTGCTAAAGAAAATTTAGTTAATAATGCTAAACGTTATTTAGATTTAAAAAATGGTCCTTTAAAAGAAAGTTTTGAATTAGCTAAGTTAGGAGCTATTCAAAAATTAAAAGATGAAGCTACGGATTTAGGAAATAAAATATTAGATATTGAAATAAAAACAATAAAAGCTAAAAATAAAATTTCTAAGGATACTTCTTTAAGTGAATTTCAAAAAGGAGAAAGATTTAAAAAAATAGATTCTTCTAGAGATGAAGAAAGAAAAATATTAGTTGATAATTTAAATACAAAACTTTTAGAATTAGAAAATAAACCTAAAGAATATCTTGATCAATTAAAGACTGAGTATAAAACTAAAAAAAGACTTGTTTTAGATAAAACAGAAGCTGCTAAAAATTTTGTAAAATTTGGTAATAAACCAAAAGTAAATCCAACCACAGTAATTTTAGCCTTAGGTGCAGTTGCTAATTTTATAATAGCTAATACTACTATTGGTAATAAAAAAATAGAAAACTTAGTAGATAAAGTTAATGACTTCATTCGTCAGATCCAAAATGAAGGTGATATTGTAAAAGCAAGATTATTAGTAAGTAATGCTAAAATAATTATAGAACAAAATAGATCTCGATTAAAAAAAATTAAACAAATTGTAGATGTAGCTGAATTATTACTTCCTATATTAGATGTAATATTAGCTTTATTTAAAATAAATCCCATCCCAACAACTTTTGCTACTATAGGTATTACTACATTAGCTGCTAATAAAGATAAAAAATTAGAAGATATCAAATTAGCATTAACTATTTTATTAGGAATCATATCACAAATCTTAACAGAATTACTTAGAGATTTAGATTACCAAGAAAGTAGATTATTACCAATTGATGATTTATTAACAAATAATCCTGACTCACTTCTTCCAGAATCAGACACTGGACCTAATCCATCAACAAGTAACCCTCTAGATTCTTCATCAGGTAACAATGCTGTTACAGCACAAGATAAATTTAATGCAAAAAATTCATTAGATCCTGTAGAAGATCTACTAGATCAAATTAGTAGTAGAGAAACATTAGGTAATGGTTTGGGATATTTAAATGGATATGATTATAAAGGATTTAAATTCTTTGTACGTGAAGAAATTAATTCTAGATTTGTAGTTAAAGGAAATAAACGTAGATACATAATAGCTAAAAATAAATCAAATCAAGAAGTATTACAAAGTTCATATTCATTTACTTTAGAACCTGATGTTTTAGTTGAAGAATTAAAATTATTAATAGACCAAAAGGGTCTCGTAGCTTAATATTTATAATCATGAAAGTAGACGTATTTAAAAAACTTATTAAAGAAGCTGTCCGTGAAGTTCTAAGAGAAGAATTATCACAGGTTAAACCTACTCCCATACAAGAAAATAGAACTATGAGTTTTACAACTCAAGATGTTGATATGGTAGCGTATAGACAGAATTTAGCCGCTTCTATGGGATTAACACCCCCCTCTCAACAACCTTATTCAATTCCCCAAGCTCAATCAACAGGAAATCCATATTTAGATATTATAGCTGAAACAGCATCTACTATGACTCCTCAAGATTTAGTAGCAATGAGACAATATAACGAATAAATATGCCAATACCTCAGGTAGTAAGAATAGATCCTAGAGATTTAGATAAAAATATATCGATAGGTATTTCTTTACCTTTTAATGCTAGTGGAGTATTTCCTAAAACATATTCTACTAAAGAACAAATCAAATCTAATTTGATTAATCTTTTATTAACATATAAAGGGGAAAGAATAGAAAATCCTGAGTTTGGTGCCGATTTACCTAGATTATTATTTGAACCTATAAGCGATGATACTTTCTATAAAATCCAAAATCAAATATTAACTAATGTAAATATATATATTCCTGAAATAACTATTTTAAATATAGAAATAAACCCTGATACTGATAAAAATACAATTTTAATAAAAATAGATTATAAATTAAATATTTCAGGACAACAGGATAATATTATAATTGAACTACAATGATAAATGAGGATAAAAATATTAAATATGTAAATAAAACTTTTAGTGATTTTAAATCATCACTTCAAGAATTTGCAAAAAGTTATTTTCCTACAATATATAATGATTTTTCAGAAGCATCTCCGGGGAATATGTTTATTGAAATGGCATCATATGTTGGTGATGTATCTTCATTTTACATAGATTCTCAAATTCAAGAAAATTTTTTATTATTAGCTAAAGAAAAAGAAAGTTTATATAATCTAGCTTATTCATTTGGTTATCGTCCTAAAGCATCATATGCTTCTAGCACTATAGTCGATGTATATCAACTTCTTCCTAGTATAATTAGTGGTTCTAATTCATCTCCTGATTTATCTTATGCTCTTAGAGTACCAGAAAATACAGTAATAACTAGTAATACAGATAATCAACAATTTCTAACTACTACAGCAATCGATTTTTCTGATACGGGATCTGCAGAAATATCTTTTGTTGATAATAATTACTTTTTAATAAAAAAATCAACAAACGCTATATCATCTAATATTAACAGTATAGATATTGAATTTACAGACCCAATAAAATTTAACTCAGTTACTATAGATAATGAAAATATTATTCAGATATTAAATGTAACTGATAGTGATGGTAATAAATGGTATGAAGTTCCATATTTAGCTCAAGAAACATTATTTACTTCTTCAGTTAACCCAACATCTGGAAGTAGTGGAGGAATTAATTATTTACTTTCTCTTAAAAAAGTTCCTAGAAGATTTGTTACACGTTTAAAACCTGATAATAAATTAGAATTACAATTTGGTGCCGGGATATCAAGTGGTTCATCCGATACAATACTTCTCCCAACACCAGATAATATAAATTTAGGTTTAATATCAAGTGTATCTGATAGAATTGATGATTATAATAAAGCTTCAATTTTTTATACAAAAAGCTATGGTTTAGTTCCTCAAAATACAACTTTAACTGTTAAGTATTTATCCGGGGGTGGGTTATCTTCTAATGTTGATGCTAACGTATTAACATCTATTGATACAACTAATATTAACTTTAAGTATTCTCCTTCAGATATTAACATACAAAATATTGTTATAGATAGTATTATATGTAATAACCCAATCCCTGCTACTGGAGGTAGAGGGGGCGATACTATAGAAGAAATTAGATTAAACGCTTTAAACTCATTCTCATCACAAAATAGAGCAGTAACTAAAGAAGATTATATTGTCAGAGCACTAAATATGCCTTCAGAGTACGGGAGTATATCTAAAGCATATATAACTCAAGAAACATATAATAATACTGGGAATTTAATAAAGGATAATCCATTAAGTTTAGATTTATATGTTTTAGGATATAATTCTTCTAAGCAGCTTATTAATGCTAATTCTACATTAAAAACAAATTTAAAGACATATCTTAATGAATATAGAATGATAACAGATGCTATAAACATTAAAGATGCTTTTTATATTAATATAGGAGTTAACTTTGAGATCTTTGGAGATTCAAGTTATAATAGTAGAGAATTATTATCTTCTTGCGTATCTTCATTAAAGTCTTATTTTTTAATAGACTCATGGCAGATAAATCAGCCTATTATAATATCGGAGATTAATTCGCTTTTATTAAAAGTACCTGGTGTTCAATCCATAGGTAAAATTGAAATAGTAAATAAACAAGGTGGAAATTATTCTCCTTATGGATATGATATACATGGTGCTACTAGAAATGGAATTCTATATCCATCTATAGATCCTAGTATATTTGAAGTGAGATTTCCTGATGTAGATATAAATGGTAGAATAATTACATATTAAAAATGGCTGTATATAAAATATTTCCTGAAAAAGATGCTTCAATATATTCTTATTTTCCAACAAAAAATGCTGGGTTAGACGAAATATTAGACATCAGTCTATATTACTCAATATTAAGTACAGCTGAAGTATCTAGAGCATTACTATCATTTCCAAACGCTCAAATTTCAGATTTACTAACTAATAAAATAGCATCATCTAATTATAAAGCATATTTAAAGTTATACTTAGCTAATGCTTCTGAAATTCCTTTAGATTATACTTTATATTGTCATCCTATATCAGGATCATGGAGTATGGGTATTGGTAGAGCAGCTAATGTTCCTACTACAACTAATGGTGTAAGTTGGTTTTATCGGGATGTGATGAGTGGTAGTGTATTTAATGCTGCTGTTAACGGGGTTACATCTTCATATTCTAATAATGTTGGTGGAGGAGTTTGGTTTACTGGGAGTAATTTAGTAGCTACTCAATCATTTACATACGCTACTAATAAAGATATTGAATTAGATGTAACTAATGCTATAAGTTCCAGTTTTTATCAAAATGGATTTATTATAAAACATGCTAAATCTTTAGAATTTTCTACAAGTTCATTTTTTGAAACTAAATATTTCTCTACTGATACTCATACTATATATCCTCCATGTTTAGAATTTAGATGGAATGATTTTATCTATAATACAGGTTCATTATCTACAGTTCAATCTGATAATATATCTATTTCATTATCTAATAATAAGGGAGAGTTCCAAGAAGATTCAGTTAATCGTTTTAGGATAAATGTAAGAGATAAATTTCCTACTAGGACTTTTCAAACATCTTCTGTATATTTAAATAATAAAGTATTACCTACATCTTCATATTATGCTATAAAAGATATTAAAACTGAAGAATTTGTAATCGATTTTGATACTAATTATACTAAGTTATCTGCTGATACAACAGGTAATTATTTTGATTTATATATGAGTGGTTTACAACCAGAACGATATTATTCGGTAGTTATTAAATCTGTAATTAGTGGAAGTACAGTAGTATTTGAAGATAATAATTATTTTAAAGTTGTAAGATAATGGCTCAAATTTCATTTGACAAGTCTGTTTTTAATAAAGGAGATTTTGATAAATTAATTAATAAAAATTTTAATCAATTAATTAATACTTTAGATAACCAAGAAAATATATCATTTACTCTTGATGATTTTTTTCAAATATACGAAAATTTATTTATTCAAATCCCTAAAGAAGGTGATATCAATTCTCACAGATATATGATGAATAGAGCTGCAGAATATTTAGGAGTTAAATTAGCTGATGAAACAGATATTCAAGCATTATTAAATGAAATAACAACATTAAGAAATGATTTATTAGTTTCTAATAAAACTTTAGCTGAATTAAACAAAAAATAATGGCTGATAATATTAAAATTATAGGGAATATTGGGGATATTGAACGAGTATCTAGATTTAAATCTGAAGATGTTAACTTATTACCTTCTAATAATTTAAAACAATCATTTGGTTTTCAAGATGATTATATTGAATTTTTTGTATATGACGAATCTAAAAGTATATCATATGTAGACTATAACTACAAAAATTTCAAACTCCCATCAGAATCATATATTCAGAGTTATGATCAAACCCTCCCATTAATTGAAATAGATCCTGTTGGTGATTTAACTAATTTAGGATATACTACTGGTACTTTTAAAAGTCAATATAATTTTTTTAAAAGAAAAATATCGGATTTTAATAGAGAATTATTCATTGATGAAATATCAGAAGATAGAACTGAAATTAGAATTAATTCTACAATTATTACTACTGAAGATTTAATTGCACAAGCTCAAGTATTAATAAGCGATCTTGAATCTTCTACATATGAGAAATTATATTTATTAAACTTTAATTCTAATCTACAACAATTAGCAGTAAATATAGCTATTGATAATACTACAAATACACCAACAGTATTATTTAAATTATATTCACCATTAGATGTTTCTATAAATGTTAAAGATACATTATGGGTAGTTGAAGAAATTATTGAGCCTTATCTATTTAATATTGATTTAGATACTTTAATAGTTTTACCCCCAATTCCAAAATTAAGACGACCTAATTTTGATATTGAAGTTGATGTAAAAAATATATTACCTACAGGATATGAAAATTATTCTTCTTTAATATCATCATTAACAGGTTCATCATATCATAATGTATTAAATTATTTAAATGATAATTCATATGATTTGAATATTGATTATACATCATTTGCTAATTTTATCCATTTTGGTTCAGCTAAAAAACGATTAGATGTATTTAGTTATAAGTTAGGATTAATAGAATCTTATAATAGTAATATTAGTAATATATTATCATCTAATAGTTCTTCTATTATATCAAATCTTGAAACATCTTCTTTAAAATTAAAAATAGATGATATAATATCTAAATTTGATGGGTTTGAACATTATTTATATTTTGAATCTGGTTCTAAAGCATGGCCTAAAACTACAAATTTAAAACCATATACTAATAGATTTATAGATAAATTATTCTATCAACCAATAACATCATCAGTTTGGAACTTTACTCATAGTTTAAATGAGCTCCCAAAAGTAGTATCTATATATTCAGGTTCGGGGCAATTATTAACTACTCAATCATCAACAGTAGGACTTAATACCATATCATTAACATTTAATACTACATCAAGTGGATATGTTATTTTATCATCTCCTAGTACTTTAACTTGGTATGGAAACTATACTTCTTCAGCTGCTAATTATGATGAAGAAAATTTAGATTGGTTGTATAATATAATTCCTAACTACATAAAAAACGATCCTGATGGTTATCAATCATATTACGATTTTGTAGATATGATTGGTCATTATTTTGATAATATGTGGATTTATGTAACTTCTATTAATGAATTACATAATGCTGATAATAATTTAGAAAAAGGTATATCTAAAGATATAGTATATGATGCTTTAAAGTCATTAGGTGTTAATTTATATAACAGTAAAGGTGGAGATGATTTTAACAACTATATAGAAGGGACTAATAGTGGTAGTATAACATTTGATGATAGTAACCCATCAATGTTTTCAGTAACTAGTAGTT